CGCATAAACTCCTCCAGATTTTTTAGAAGTAAGAATATACATTAGACCTCCAATGCTTCAGTGTAAAGACTTTTTATTGCAGTCTTAACAAGATCTCTATCAACAGAATATTCAAAATTATCTATGTAATTTTCCAATAGAGTGATTGTATCTTCGGTCTGAAAATCTTCTTCACTTCCTTCAAATTCGACAGAAAGATCTTCAATAATTTTAACTTCTGCTGGATTTGAATTATATACCATATTGATATACCGATCAAAAATTAATTGATCATTTTTACTTTCAACAAAAACTTTAACATATCTGTTTTCTAGATGTGAAAAATCTATTTCTGATGTGTAACAATTTTTAATATCATTATAATAAATCTTCTCAAACATCGTAAAAGGATTTCTATAAAATTTTAAACTCAAATCATCAGTATCCAAAACATGAAATCCCCTTTTGGATTGATAATCATTCCAATAAAGTTCGTAAGGGTTGCCAAGATAATACACATTACCCTTATTTGATTTACTATGAAAATGACCTGAAAGAACCTTATCAAATTTCCTAAATGGATCTGTGGATATCCCATGATCCATTACAATTCCAGGCACAGTCTCAAAACCATTAAACTCAAGATGGCCCACACAGAGAGATGCGTTAGATTTTTCCAAAAGTTCGTAAACTCTGGATCGATTGTCATCACATATCCAAGGGATGCCAAGTACAGGCAAAGAACCAAGAAGGAATTCACCAGGGCCATCCATAATCTGAATGTTGCCATACTCTCCCAGGAGGAGAGATGGGGCATTAATTCTAAGAGTGTTTTTATAGTAGATGTCATGGTTTCCTACCAGCATGGTCATCGAGACACCCATATCTTGCAAAGGATTGAACCACATTTCTTTTGCCGCATCCAAAGAATTGAAGTTTACAGATTTACGGCGGTCAAATGTATCACCCAAGCAAAGTACATGTTTAATTTTTGAGGCTTTAATAAAGGGTAATGCAATTTCAGTATAAAATTTTTTATAATACTCTACATAAGTTTGCGAATCATTTCTCACTCCAAAATGTTGATCAGTAATAACAAAGACTTTACTCATTAACCGTACCTACTGCTAGTTTCAACTTTAGATTTTATTTGTGAATAATTTGCATAATTTTCCACATCACCTGTAAATATTTGTTCAAAACCTGTCTTTTCAATTAATTTTTCCTTGATATCCATCTGACGTTTTTCTTTTGCAATCCTTCTTAGGAAGGCATAGTAAACAATCTGAGTAAAATATGCAAATGGATTTTTAGATTTTTCAGGATCAAAATTATCAATGTACTGAATACAATTTTCAATCCCATCACATACCATATCATCTTTATACATGTAATTAATAAAGTTTGGTCGATACGATAGATGAGTTGCAATCTTAAGAAAACACTCACCGAGATAGTTTGATACTCTTGGTTTTGTTAATCCTTTTTCTTTTGCAATAGCAACTTTATTCCTATAGACAATGATAGCCTCAAGAAAATCTTGATTATTAATATAATGTTGTTTTTTCTTTTCGTTCATTGCTTTGGATTATCTTTGTTTACTAGTATACCGCAAAATAAAAATTTGTCAAGTCCCAAACACAAAACGATGGGAGCTTGACAAACATTCAAATTATATGTACAATCATTCTTGTAAAGGATGAAATACTTAGAGATTCAAAGCTTCTTAAATAATCTCTCTAATCTTTCTCTTTCTGCAGCAACTGAGTTAATATATCCCATCGCTGCGTCAGGTTCAACTTTATTATCTACTTTATCTTCTTCATCCGTTTCTTCGCTTCTTAGAAACATATGATAAATGGCAGAAGCTTCTTTAGATGTTGGAGCAATTGATAAAATATCTTTTTCTTGAATAATATAAAATTCTTCTTCAGAAAATCTCATCCATTTCGAAACTCCAACACCTTGAACCTTTTGCCCATTTTCTCCAACTCGTGTGATAACTTCGACAGAGCAAGGATTTGAAACATACAATACAGATTGTTCTCCTTCTTGCGACAAAAGACATTCAGCAATAATTTCATCTCCTGACGTGAGTTTAATTACTGCTTCAAATTCTTCTTCGTGTCGAATGTAGTTAATCATACTAGTCTTTGATCTTAATTTCTAGAATTTCGTAGTCAAAATTTTCTTCATTATAAATTTTAATTCTTTCAAACAAATGATTTAAGGTGTAATTTTTGAAATTGTCTTTAGAAATATCATCAGAGATATCATATAAAACTGCTTGATTTTTATTCTCTCCTTTTCTCAGAACTCTTCCGATTGATTGGAGGTTTCTGACTCTTGATTTACTAGGGGAAGCAAAGATAACATTATGTAAATTTCGGATGTTAATACCAGTAGAAAAAGTCCCGTAAGAAGCAACGATGATAGCATTGTTTTCCTTTTCAGTTATAGCTCTTTATAAGTTCATAAAGAGGGTCTCCATGTTTTTCGACATAGTTGAAGAGTACAAGAGTATTTCCTTGCAGATCTCGACATAAGTTACGAATAAATTTATTCCGACCTTCATGGGTGACAATATACTCCATTTCATTTTGATAACTTTCAAATTTTTTAAATTTGTGTTTCAACAATAAAACTTTAATTTTCAAACGAGATAGGTGACCTTCATTGATAAGATGATTTGTGTTTGTAACTTTATTGCATTTACCAAACAAACCTTCAAGAACTAATTGATTAGTATTGCTACCATCAAGAGTTCCTGTAAATCCAACTCTATATTTGCACTGGTGCATTTTAGTTAAAATGCCTGTCAAAGATTTTGCTTTAAATAAATGTGCTTCATCTCCAATAACAGCATCAAACCTATCAAACCATGCTTTATTTTCTTTGTAGATTGATTGCCAAGTTGTAATTACTACAGGTTGATCGATATGATATTTGTCTCTACCTGCATAAATTTTATAACAATAATCTTCTGCTCTCCATCCATAATCTTCAAAGTCTTTATAAAGTTGCTCTACTAAAGAAGTTGTCGGAACAATAATTAAAACATTTCTATCAGCATTAACATGATATCTAACTAAAGAATAAATCATCAAAGATTTTCCAGAAGCAGTTGGAGATAATAAAAGTCTCCTATTAAATCTCAATGCTTCATAAATTGCCATATACTGATAGTCTCTTACTTTGTGTGGTAAGTGCAAAGATTTTATGAAGGAAACTATTCCCTCAGGACTAATCAATTCATTTTCTTCTTTTGGGTGACCATGAAATTTGCAAGTTTCATATTCAAGAGAATAACCTTTAATATCACACCATTCTTCCAAGTATTCTATTAAACCACAATATAATTCTCCTGTTCCTGGAGAATATAATCTAATTTTGCCGTCCCACAGTTTGTTTCTGTATTGTGGCATAAATTTTGCTGCAGGAACTTCAAAGGTAAAGTATTCTGCAAGTTCTACATTGATGTGAGGTTCTGTTTGTATTTTTAAATAGACTTCGTTCTTTTTCTTGATGATAAGATCACTCATTAAAATCCACCTTTAAATCTTTGCCATTCAATAGCATTTTTGATTTGATACGTTCTATTTGATACCATCTTTAGAATGTTATCAAGATAAGACAGTATCTGATTTATGTATTCTATTTTTAAACCTAGTTTTTGAAGGTCATCATCTGCCTCCAAAAATAAAGTGATCTCTTCTTTTGTTGTTAGTTTTAAATCAAAAGGCAACTCCTTATACATTTCTTTTGGTGCCTTTCCCTTATAATACCTCCATTTATCACGCCATATTATTCTTCTCTTCTCTGCCCCCTCAAAGTTCTAATTTCATAAACAGTATAAGCAAATGTTACTTGTGCAGTAAAGAATTGAACATCATCTGCGGCAACATTAAAATTCAAAGTTGATAGTTCTGTAGGAAATAAATCTTTATATACTACATCAAAATTTGCATTTAAATTATTGTTTAATACTTGAAGTGTCCCATCACTAAATTGAACTTTTTTTCTCAACTCTCTTGAATTTGTATTGTCTTGTATAAATTGTCTTCTCTCTTCAAAATTGTCAGGAACACCTAATGCTCTGATCCAGTTATGTATTTCTAGATAATTTTGTAGATCTTCATCAACCAAAAATGATAATTCTAAAGTACCATATGTAATGTTTCCATCAATAGGATATGCTTTAAATGGAGTTGGAACATCTACAGTTCCTAAACTGATACTCGGAATATTTGCCTCTTGACAAAAGAATATTGTTTTTGGCGCACGATCGAGTAAAAACTTAAAACCAATTGGTGATAGAAAGTTTCTATTTGTAATTTGTTTTGAATACCAATCTGATGCCATTGAACTAATATTCCTTTGTATTATTTATCCATAAAAAAAGAGGGTCCGAAGACCCTCTGAGTAACCTTGTGAATGGATCACATTAGGTTCTTAACTTGTACACGTCTGTAGTATACGTTTGCGTTAGCGGTGAGAGCACCGTTACCTTGAGTTAGACCCTCAGCAAATGGGTTAGCAACTAGACCATAACGGGTCTTGAAGCCAATCTTAGGCTGGAAGGTGTCCTGACCAACGGCACGAACCATCTGGAGAGGAACATATGGGCAATAGAAGAGACCTGCATCATAAGGTGAGGTGCCCTTATAACCCATAACATAGAAGTGGTTAGCAGCAACGTTTGCCGAATAAGGATCGACATAAACTTTGATGCGACCGTTGATAGTACCTGCAAGGGTGCTTGAGGTATCATCGGGGATCTCGTTGGTCTTGCCATTGAGAGGTGAGTTGTAATCGAGAACTCCTGCCATTGCTAGAGCACTTGCAACGTCTGCAGAGCAGATGATGAA